AGAATACGCTTCTGCAAATTTAGATAACGCATCTTCGCCTAGAATAGTATCTCTAGCTACAATTGTTCTTGGAAGATAAGTGACTTCTTGCCCGAACACTTTAAGTTGTTCGATCATCAAGTCTTCATACAAAAATCTTTCTGATCTTGTGCCATGACTGAAATATAAATTTCTTGTAGGCATGTTTTTATCCTATCATATAGTTGACAGGTGTTTCGTACTGTAATTGAATATTTTCTTCTATCTTATTGATTTCTTCTTGTGCTTGTTGATAGATAACCTCACCATTTAAGGTTGTTCCACCTAACATTTGAACTTGATTAAATTTAATTAAATTAGCACCCCATTGTCTTTTGAATAACTGTGTGACATATTTTTTTATCATAATATCATTAAAGATATCTGTATATGTTGATGGATCTAGTTTACGATAACATTTAATTATGATAAACTCACCAGCAGTCACATCGTTTGTCCAATCCATGTCAATGTATAAACGATTTTGATGTTGGTTAAAACGAATTTGTTTTTCACCAACAAGAATATGATCTAAGAAATCTAAATGTCTCATGGTCATTTCATAATGAACAACACTTGTTGATGAGAAATCGTATAGATCATTTAAACGTAATTGATATCTTACATCAAAAAGATTTAGACTTGCCTTATCAGTAAATGGGAAAACTTCTAAAATAGAAACAACACTGTCAGGCACTGGTATGTAGTTTGTGCCTTCTAAAAACGTTGCTGAAACTGTACTGTCTGCGGTGTCTGTGACAACGGTTGATGAATTTGCTTTTGCTCGTGTTATATCTGCTTCTGTAATCTGATATTTCAGATACATTCTTTCAATACCATCATAGTGATATTGTGCGAAAAACTGCAATGCCTCGTCAATACGATCTTCTAACTGATCATCTTCAACATTAATCTCAATAACAGGTTTGCCCAATGCTCTTAGGGCATACTGTTTAAGTGTTTCTCTCGTTGATGGATTTGCCATTATAATAGTCCTTCAAGACTATTTATATGATTAAGAATTACTTCTTTAGATTATTTACTTGTTCTTGTAAGTCTTTCACACATTCGATCAATAAAGCACATAATCTATCATATTTTACTGCCTTAATTCCGTCTGGTCTAGTTCCTACAATCTCAGGTAATACTGATTCTACATCTTGTGCGACAACACCGACATCATGTTTACGAACAAAGTATCCGTCTTCGCCACCTTTTGATTCGATGAAAGAATCTTTCCAATCAAATAATACACCATTTAACTTAGATACCATATCCATTGGATTTGGAATGTTGTTAATGTTCTCTTTGAGAATAACATCTGAAGAATGAAACGCAGTAATATCGTTAGTAGCACGAATCTCACCAGAAGTACCAGAAGCATCTACAGCAACACCTAAACTATCTACTCTTACATCATTGCCAGCAGTTTGGTTAGATACAACCACTGTACCAGCTTGAGTTGGTAAAGTGACTGTGACATCAGCAGTTGATGCTGGACCCGAAAGTGTGACACCATTAGTGCCGTTATCTGTTCCTTCTAAAAACTTAATTGAACCACCAGTATCATTGGCAGCCGCACCAAGAACGATACTATGTCCAGTTGCTGTTGTAGTTGTTGCGGCGACTGTAGTAATACGATCTGTGCCATCTACTTCGATAGTTACATTTCCTGTGCCACTATCTGCAACTGTTACGTTACTGTTACCTTGACTAATTGCAGTTGAACTTATGTTGCCTATTTCTGTATCGACATATGCCTTAATACTTTGTTGTGTTGCTAAGTGCGTTGCACTATCAGAAGCCATATTGTCTTCATCTTTGATCGCAGTACCTGTAGCGGTACCATTCAATACTAAATTTGTTGTTGTTTTGTTTGTTAAAGTTTTAGTAGTTGCTGATAGATAAGTATCAAATGTATCAACTGTTGTTTGACGCATTGTTCCATTATCATTTGTTACAATACCATCACCACCTGCAACAGCAGTTGTTCCAGCTGATGTGTCACCATCAACAATATTTAATTCTGTGCCAGTTGATGTGACATTAGTTCCACCAATATCAAGAGTTGTTACAGATATTTCACCTGCCACAGTTGCAATACCATCCGCAAGTGTTATTAAATCTGTGTCATCAGTGTGTCCAATTGTTGTTCCGTTGATTATAACATTATCAACTGTCAAAGTTGTTAACGTTCCAAGTGATGTAATATTAGACTGAGCAGCACCTGTAACTGTGGCAGCAGTACCACTTGTGTTACCTGTTACGTTACCTTCAATGTTTGCAACCAATGTTCCTGTTGATATTGTTAAATTACCAGTTGCTGTGTTTGTAGCAGTTGTAGTACCAACTATGAACTTGTCAGCTGATTCATCAAAACCTATAAATGCATTATCACCAGTAGAACCTCTTTCGATTAAGATACCAGAATCGTTTGCGTTTGATCCTGCACCTGAGTTTAATTCTATTAAGTTGTCTGAAACAGTTGTATTAGTTGTAGATACGGTAGTTGTTGTACCATTAACTGTAAAATTACCTGTGACAGTTAAGTCAGCAGCGAATGTAGCATTACCAGCAGCAGACATATCTAAAGTAAGTGCTGTGACCTCTGAGCCACCGTCATTACCTTTGAAGATTATATCTTTGTCTGATACAGCAGATTTAATTACAAAATCACTTGATGAGTTTGTAAATCTACCAATTTCTGTTCCACCATCTTTTATAATAACATCAGCACCGTCAGCGTCTAAATTAATATCGCCTGAAGAATCTAATGTAAAACCACTAGAATTTATTGTATCAATTGTAGGTGTTGTTAATGTTTTATTTGTAAGTGTGTCTGTAGTTGCCTTACCTACTAAAGTATCAGTAGCGGCAGGTAATGTTAAAGTCACATCAGCAGTAGATGCTGGACCTATGAGTGTGACTGCATTTGTTCCATTATCTGAATCTTCGAAAAATTTTAAAAAACCAGCACTAGTTGAACCATTCTTTAAATCTGCACCTGTGTTAATTACAGGTGTTGTAAGTGTTGGTGTTGTTAATGTTTTATTTGTTAATGTTTGTGTCGCAGTATTTCGAGTGAGTTCGAAACCGCCTGCTGTAGAACCATCGTGTAGTCTTAGATTATCTGTTTGTGTATCAATACTAAGCTCACCAGCAGCACCCGTAAATGCATCATTTTGGGATGTGGTTCCTCTTCTAAATTTTAATACTGTCGGCATTTATATTCTCCTATACTTATTTATAATAGTATTACTCTCATTCTTACGAGAATGCTCCTAAATCTACGGTACTTGTAGTACCCACTGGATCCATGCAACTAAAGACTGTTTGTTCAGTAGCAACTCCAAATGCGTCTTCACCTAAAGCATCAAATGGTGTTTCTTGTGTTGTTTGTGTTGGATCAAATGACAAATCAAAATTACCTTCAGAACCTGGTGCTGTTGTAAAAGTTGATTGTGGAAAATTTCCACCTACTGTTGCGAAACTTAGAACACCAGAACCATCTGTTGTTAATGCCTGACCAGCAGTACCATCTGTGATTGCGCCTGTGGCTGCAGTTGCAAATACAGCAACGTGACCAGTTGCATTTGGTAAAGTAATTGTTCTGTCTGCATTTGGGTTTGTAACTGTTAGAGTAGTTTCATTCGCATCGGCTGAAGAACCTTCAAAGACGATTGAACTATCAGATAGTGCTAAACCCGAAACTGTTGGACTTGTTATTGTTTTATTTGTGAGTGTTTTAGATGTGGCACTAAAGTAAGTGTCGATGTCATCAACATCAACCTGTTTCATTGTACCTGCATCATTGTAAACTACTCTATCACCACTTGCAACTGTTGTTGATGTAGCACTTGTATCTCCATCAATAATATTTAATTCTGTCGATGTTGCATCAACAGCGGCTAATTTTGTAAAGTCTGCTTGTACAAGTCCTGATACACCATCTAATAAATTTAATTCTGTGGCAGTAGATGTCAATGCTACATTTTCGTTTATCTTAGGACTTGTTAAAGTTTTGTTTGTAAGTGTTTTGGTTGTGCCAGAAAATAAAGTATCTAATTGTGCGAGTGTTACACGACCTTCTGTGCCACCATCAGATAATATTAATAGATCAGTTGTTTGTAGTGTTGCACTTGTTAAGTCTGTAGCACCATCAATGTTTATGACCGCTTCTACACTACCAAACTCTAATGCACTAGCACCTGAATTAACTTTTAATACTTGACCTGCACTACCTATTGATAATGAAGCACCAAGACCACCATGAGTAAGTCCTATAAACTCACCAGATTGAAATTCTGCTAAACCTGTTGCATTATTACTTCCGTCGAATACTGCTCTTGTTGGTACTTTTACTGACATTTAATCTCCTAAAATGAAAATATTTCCTCACTGACTGATGATAATGTGCTTCCGTTTGCTAATACAAAACTTGCAATAGCGGTGCCTTTTGCTGATGATCTAAAATTTAATCTTGCGTTTGGGGTACCTAAACCACCTGCCTTTGAGAAGAATGGAACTACTCTGATTGCCGAACCTGTGGTGTCATCAGCTATTGCAACTGTTCTTGTAAGACCTGTAGCAACTTGAACTTTAGAACCAGAAGGTAATGTCACACCAGATGCTGAAATCGCAACCGTGCCACCACCATCAGATGATATTGTTGCACCACCTAGATTGATTGTTGAACCTGCAAGAAATAATTCATTAAAACGTTTTGATGAACTACCAAGATTTCTTGTTTCATTTGCATCAGGTATAATATCTTGGGCAACATTTGATAGATCAGTGTCATTAAAGTTTGCCACTGCAACAATACTACCACCATTTCTTACATAAATCTTTTTATCAGCAGTATTTAATGCAACTTCACCATCTGCCAAATCACTAGTTGTAGGAACTGATGATCCAGTATTTGATCTTTTAAGTTTTATAATTGTTGCCATTAAAATGTTCCGCCATCTATGTCACCAAATGCTGGAGCAGATCCACCGTTTGATAACATTACTTGTCCTGCTGTTCCTGCACCTAACACAGCAATTGCACTTGTGCCATTTGCAACAAGCATTCTGTTTGCTGTTAATGAAGAAGCACCAGTACCACCATTTGCAACTGGTAATGTGCCTGTGACTTTAGAAGTTAAGTCAATAGAACCTGCCAACATGGTATTTGTAATACCAGCAGACTTAACTCTTAATGCGTCTGAAGAAACTTCGATAGATGAATCATCTACACCAACGTCTAACTGATTACCTGTTTTTGTTAATGCGGCACCAGCAGTAATTTGTCCTGCACCTGAGAATTGTGCGACTGTTAAATTTGTTGAACCTAAAGTTGGTGTGCCGTTATGTGTAAATACATAACCATTATCACCATTAGCAGTACCTTGTTCTACGAATACAAATGAACCACCTGTAAGTTCGGCGTTTGCATTAGCATCACCTGCTCTTGCGGGTGAAGAACCTGCCACATATATACCATTTTCTGTTGCGTCTGATTGATCTTTTACAAGAACTCTATCTCCATCAGAAAGTGTCACACCATCAATTGTATCGCCTACGTTTAATGCGGTAGCAATTGTGATATTTGCTGTTGTAGCAACTACAACTGAATCTTTTACATCTAATCCTGTTTTAACAGCATCAACATATGCCTTTGTTGCGGCATCTTGTGCTTGTGTAGGATCTGTCACATTTGAAATTCTACTTGTATTAACATCTACAACACCAGAACCTTTAGGATCTAATATGATATCAATATTACTATCACCACCAGATGTTGATAATTTAACACCAGTGCCTGTTGCGGCGTTAGTAATATCAAATTGGTTTACAGCAGAAGATGTTGTATTAAAACGAAGTTGTTCATTACCATTTGCGTCTGCGATAAATCCTGCATTAGCAAATTTAGGTTCTGTAAGTGTTTTGTTTGTTAGTGTTTGTGAACCTGTTAGTGTTGCAACTGTTGAATCAATTGCAAAAGTTAATGTATTATCACTAACAGTTGTATCGATACCTGTACCACCAGTGAATGTTAAAGTTTCACCAGTATTGTATGTATCGTTTGAACCACTATCTGCGGCAAGTGTAATTGAACTTGAAGCAGGAGCAGAGAATGATAAACCACCAGAACCGTCTGTGATTAAAACGTGACCACTTGAACCATCAGAACCTGGTAGTGTGAAAGTCACACTTGAACCTACTGAGTTTGGTGATTTTAAACCTATAAAGTTTGCACCGTTATTTGTGCCTTCATTAAATTTTACTGTTCCGCCAACAGTTGCTGAATTACCTACAAAAAGTTCATCTATTGCTTTATTAGAATCTACTATTAATGCTGAACTTACAGTTAAAGTACCAGCGACATGATCTAACATGTCTGAGAAATATTGACCACCTATAACCGTGATATTATTTGCATCACCGTTTCCATCTACACCACCCTCACCAATAAATAATCTATCACCAAGATTACCTTGTGTACCTGTACCAAATGTATAAGCTAATTCACCAAGTTTTAACGTGCTAGGAGCAGCGTTTCCGGTCGATCTTTTAATCTGAATTACTGTTGCCATTTAATCTCCATTTAAAAATTTCCAGCGTTTAGTGTTAGAGCGCCTGTGACAGTTTCTTCTAACTCATTTCTTAATACAAATTTACCATCACTACTACGAAACTGTAAAATACCACCATCGGCAAGATTAGATACGTCAACATCACCTAATGATTTAAGGGAAAAGTCTGCATTATTTATGGCAGTCGCAGTTGCAGGAACTGTTACGGCAACTCTTTCAGGTCGATTACTTGTAGTAGAAGTAATCTTTGCTCTAGTATTTCCTGATGATTGAACTGTTGCTCTTATTGTCATATTTGCCTCTTAAATACTCTAATATTTATAACATATTTATATTAGAAACGAGGTAAATACGACTATTTTGTAACTTGTGGTGAAATTGTAACAAGACCTTCTACAACACGGGTGACAATACCGTCTTTAGTCACTTCAACATCATATACATAACGTCCTTCTTCTAAAGCTCCGGTCTGTGTTGCGGAAAGTGTTAAATTTATTTGTCCAGCTGTTGCTGGTTCTGAAACAGCAGTAGTAAAATCTGTTGCTGTTGATGAAGAATAAGACTTTCTTAGTTGTGCTGCCACAGAATATCCTGTTAAATCAAACTCACTTCCCGCATCATTTGTCACTAAGACAGATGTATTAAAGGTTGTTCCTTGATCAACAAAAAGATTTGCTATTGCAGCCATAATACTATTTATCTTCTTCTATTGCTTTTTTGATTTGATCTATATAATAATTTATTATCACATCGCATCTTTCAAGTTCAGCAGTAACCCTTGATCGTGTCTGTAATACTTCAGAACGAAGGTTGATGTATTTGATTGCCTCTGATGGCAATTCACTTTCTTTATAAGTTTTATCATCAATTATTACTGTTTTTTCTTTTACTTCTTCGGTCATTATATATTCTCCTTAATATTGTTATTTATAATGTCTTAAATACCTTATATCCGTCTGTGTTTTGATTTAGATAATTAGTCAAATTATCCCATGTTTCTTCATTCGATACAACACCACTCTTAACATGTAATTTAAGTTCTTTTTCATCATCAGAAAATAAAGAATCAACAACTGAACAATATAAGACGTTATGTGTTTCATTATGTAAAGTTACTTCTTCCTCTAACTTAAAATTTTGTTTAACCCATTCTGTCGGTTGTTTTAATATAATATGCAAAAAACCAGGTGTTAATGTTATATGAGATTTTGGTTTTATTCTAAAATATTTTTGATCATCAAAACAAACATGAATGTTTTCATAATTAGTTTTTTGATATATTTTATTTTTCCATTCTTTTAAAAGTTCTAAAGTATTCATTAGTTATGTGTAAAATAATTGAAGTTCATAATATACCTTCTATCAACATCAGTTGATGTTCTTGCTCTGTGTGTTGTATTTGAAGGAAAAGTGAGAAGTTTATTCTTCTCTGCTTTTACAAACTCAATTTTATTATTAATCTTTAATTCTGTTCCTCCGTTACAATCATTTAGATATAAAATAGCTGTTGTATTATTTGAATTATAATCAATGTGCCATCCACTTCTATCAAAAATTTTATTTAAAAACATATTCGCCCTTACTTGAATAGGAGCCATACATTTTAATTGTTCTAAAATAGGAATTATATATTTAGAATATAACTCGGAAGTAACGTTATTATTATTAAAAAAACCATAAGTAAAATAAATATTATCATCTTTTATATCTTCTACCATATTCTCTCTTACTCTCCAAGGAAAATCTGAATTTAAAATTAAATTTTGTAATTCATTAAATTGTTCTATTGGTAAAAAATTATTTTGTGTTTCAAACATATGAATTATTTAGAGAACATCAATAGTTATATTACATGCCATTGATATGCGATGATCGTCTTCATAACACGGATCTACACTGTGTTTTGATAAAGCAGGAAATAACAACAACATATTATTCTCTACTTCTAATTTTCTTTCAAAATCCAAAAAATTAAAGAAAACGTTAGGTGGTGTTTTTAAGATAAACGCAGCTGAAAACTCAGATCCAAGATGAACATGCATTTTTGTATGATCACCTTTCATATGTTTCATTCCCCAAGATTCAATCATATTCATCTCTATGCCACCAGACCAATGAGGATCTCTTAATCTGTATATGAGTTGTAAAGTTTCTATAATTTTTCTATGTATATCACTAAAATCAGCGTCTTCTATGAGTTTATGATATGTGGTCATATTTGCTTTGACATTAGTTACACGATTCATAGAATCTTTTTGTGTAAGTTTTTCTATTTTTTTACAAAGAAGATTTAAATATTTTTCACTATCTAAAAAATTTCTCAATATATAAACACTGTTTATTGCAGTGCATGATGTCTGTATAAAATCTATTTTCACAACGAACTTAACTAATCTTATATAAGATTTTGAGCGTTATTGCTTGGTTTTGTCCAAGAGGGTAATCCAAGATTTGGTCTTAAATCAAACTTGTTTGTAGAACCATACGGACCATTGGCATCATTATAATGACAAAAAACTTGACCGCAATCAGTTCCTTCAAATGGTTCTCTCCAGTGTTCTACTAAAACACCTTTATATGCTAAAAAATCACCAGGATTTAAATTTATTGAAACTCCTGGTTTATTTTCATCACCAGAAGGCTCTAAAAATATAGGCCAGTTATCTCCTCCTAAATTCATCGTAAAAGATATTTCGCAAGAATCTCTATCTTTATGTCTTGTTAGTTCATCACCGTGTTTATACATACGAGCATATGAATATGTTGGTATCAAACTCATACCTGTTACCTTTTGCACTGTGGGTAATGTTCTAAGCATCAATGTGTCCATAACAGTA